ATATTATGCTATCTGTTCTACGAATTTGGTCTAATTCAATAACAGCATTTTGCAACATGGTGATTTGTTTCATTAAGTCAATTTGTATTTGTTCAACTTGTTTTTTATGTGTCAACTCACTATCACCTTCGTAAAAAAGTTTTTTCTTGTCGTCTGTCAATTTAGCACTTTTAGAAAAATCAACATTTACATTTACAAATGCTGTATCTTCAACTATAAAGATTGTTGTGCAATCTCCTAGTAAATGAACATTTGGGTCGTTTAGTTGTATATAGCTACTCATATTTTCTCCTTTATATATTTATACAATATTCTTCTATTGTCTCAATCTTTTGTTGTCTTCTTAAACTATTCAAACATTTGTTAAATGTGTGAAAGTTAGCATCTTCTAAGGCAATTTGTAGAATATCTAGAATGTCTACGCCATCCCACTGGGTTTCTTCATTAATCTTTTGAGCTAATGCTCTTTTTTCTTCTAGTGTCATGTCTCTCCTTTATCTATTGGTATAAATACCATAGAACCTTCGAGGGGGTCGAAGGCTCTAGCTATTTACAATTTGTTGTGTTTTCTATATAATCTTTCTTGTTCTTCGGTCATCTGTACATATACAGAAAATGTGTCTCCAAACTTGAATTCGTGTTCTTTGTAAAAAAGAAATCTTTCTTCTTCACCTTTCCATCTTCCACTTATTATATCTTCATAACCATTATCAAAATGTGTTTTTACATCTACAATTGTGTCTCTCATTATTCTCCTTTATCCATTGGTATAAATACCATAAAGCCTTGATGTTTAAACAAGGCTCTAGCTATTTATATTTGATATTCTCTTTCGGCATCTAACATTTCTTGGGTAACTTTTGTAACCCAACGAACTGATGGTTTAGCTTTTCGGCCTATCCATGGTCCTTCTAGAATTGTTACGCCTAAAGTCTTTTGATTAACTTTTGTAACTCTGCATCGGTAAGAACCATCTTTAAATTTAACATTTACAAGGTCTAATTCATTGAATGTTTTTACTTTTGCTCTAGCGTTTCTATCCCACTGTAATTTCATCGCATCCCAAACAATTTTTAAGTCGTCATTGTCTGTAATTCTGCGAATATCGTCAATTAATCCAGTTAAATCATCGCCAGTATTTGCTAAGTTATTCATATATTCTCCTTTATATAGTGCTAATTAATAGCTTGAAAGATACTAGGGATATCCTTCAAGCTACCAACTAAGGTAGCTAATAAAGGTTTTAGCTAAGAATGCGGGGTGCTAGTAATTGTATAAGGTCTCCCATTCCCCAATTAATCTCTTAGTGGGGCTTTTTTCGCTTATGAGGTCGTTTTACGCTTTTCGGGCCAATCTCGGTGGTCTGAGCCGGATAAAACTCCTTATCGTTAAGAGTGTCTATGGTGTCTCCGGTGGGCTTAGTGGGTAGGTATCTCGGGCCATTATGGCTCTTTCCGAGTATTTAGTTGCATCCTCTAAGCTGTACTTGTCTCGCTCATTTCCTTAGCTATTTGGTGAAAGTTAAGGGCCTCTCTACTGTGTTTGTTATTATTAAATATAGGGGGATAATCTTTATTTGTCAACAACCATTGAATGAATAAAGAAAAAACATAGGGGGAAATAGCCTATAAACATTGGGGTTTCTACTACATGAAAAAAAACTTTAAAAAATCTAAAAAAACTTTGATGATTTGCACCCTAAAAAGGCCTAAGACTTTTTCATTAGTGAAAGATTTCACAAGCCGGCTACATCCATTGAGAGAAAAAGAGGAAGGGAAAGAAGTTAGTAGTCAAGCACCCTAGGGGCATTTGTTTAAATTTCTAAGGTATTCTTTTTCAAGCTGTATGAACAGCCAGTCATAATAGATATAAAGGTAGATAGAACCACAAAGAAAGAGAGAAAGGAATTGGTAAAAACTACCAATAAATAAAGGGGAGAGGTTAAATGTTGACCCTTGTTGTATTTATAGTGTGACCGCTAAAGATATGCTGTTAACTAATCTAGGACCCAATATATATAGCCCTGTTCCTTTACTAGCAAGTTATTGCTTAATTAAGATGTTAAGTAGTTCTTACCCTGTGCTACTCCCAACCCAAACCGAATAACTCCATATAGTAGCTATATAACATATGTAGAATAATAGGCTTTTACCCTAGTTACCATGGTCAGACTAATCCACTTACTTGATGTCTTATCTATTAGATTGTTCTAAAAGTCTGCAATCTAATGTGTTTGTGTAATTCAACTATACCATAAAAATAATATAGTAAACTTATTAAGGGAATTATTTTTGATTTCAGCCTCCGAAATTAATTAAGTAATTCCCCACATAAAAGGAAGTTATGTTATTATTATTGATAGATAGGTAACTTAGGAACCTCAAAGGTTTTTCATAAGTTCCTCCTTTCTATTGTGTATGTTAAGTTTAGGTCCTACTGGCAACAGCAGGGCCTTTACTTTATGGTATAGTCTTTCTTATGAGTACATTCTTTTTATCAACTGATTGCAATGTCTGCCTGCATCCTTACTGGGAAGACCAGTTAACTAATGGTGTTTGTGAAGGATGCCAGGAGTATGAAGAGGAATAAAAAAATTTTTTACCTCCCATAAAAACATGGATGCGGTAAATTAAATATACCTGGAAAATCCAGGCAATTGTATGAGGATACAATTCAATTTATGAAAAGAAAGAAAACTTTTCATCTTTAAGTAACAAAAGTATATGGTGTACTGGTGTAAAAAGATGTGATAGTTTTGTGGATTTCATATTTTTCATAACAGTTTGGACAACTGTACGAACAGAACCTCGCTTCGGTGAGGTTTTGTGTTATGATTATCAAAAAGGAGTTAATATGCCAAAAGGTATTGGATACCCTAAGGGAATGAAAAAACCTAAGAAAAAAGGGAAAAAGAAAAAAAAGTAGTATGGCTGAGTATCAAGGTAAATCTGTAACATTAAATAAACCTTCCAGGATTGGAAAAGGTGAACCAGGACATGGTCGTAAAAAGTTTAAGGTGTATGTTAAGGATGGCGACAAAGTTAAGAAAGTAATGTTTGGCGACCCTAACATGGAGATAAGAAAAGATAATCCGGAAGCTAGAAAATCATTTCGTGCTAGACACAAATGTGATACAGCATCTGATAAGACAAGTGCAAGATATTGGTCTTGCAAAATGTGGTAGGAGAGATATGGCCGGTAAAAGAGTAACTTGGAAGTGGGGCGACAAAACTTATAGTGGAACTTTAATTAGAGAAACTAAAACACATAAGTATGCCAGGACCAAGAATGGTAAAACTAAGGTTATACGAAAAAAAGTTTAATTGAAAGTAGCATGCCCTAAGTGTGGCCTATACTTAATATACGATATAGACAGGGCTAAAATGACTTGTTTAAACAAAGAGTGCGAAGGATACAATAAATGACATCTGTTAAATTATGTTTTGCGCAATCTTGTCACAATGTTTTAAAACCACCTAAAAGAAAATTTTGTTCTGCTACTTGTTCTAAGGCCTACCATAATAAAAAATTTTACGCTCAACAACAAGGCGCAGTCTATGAACCCGAACATGATGGTAAACCTGTAGCACAACCTAATGTACAAAAACGAAGAGGTGTTGTGTATGATGCTCTTGTAGAAAAAGAGTTAGGGCCATTAATACTTAAAGGTGATTTAAAAAAACAAGATGCTGCTGCACTCTTAGATTGTACAAAAGCTGCTTTATCGTATGCATATGCTGCATGGTTAGAAGACATGGAGACAAAAGAAAAAGCAGAGAACTGGACTTTACCTGCTAAAGCAGAGAAGTCGTTAGCTGACTTTAAAATATTTAGAGATAGGTATTTTCAAACAGAGACCGGTGAACCCTATCAAACTCCGGAGTTTCACATTAGATGGATTAAATCTATTCTTGAAGCTATAGAACATGGAAATCAGCAGATGATACTATCTCCTCCTCGACATGGCAAGACTGACCTACTAATTCATTTTGCAGTATGGCTCATAATTAAGAACCCTAATGTTAGAATATTGTGGGTAGGTGGTAATGAAGAGATATCTAAGAATGCTGTCGCTTCAGTAATAGACCAGTTAGAGAACAATGAAAAACTTATCGAAGAACTCTGCCCACCTGGAAAAAGTTTTAAACCAACTAGCAGAGCAGGAAAAGCGTGGTCTCAGAGTGGGTTCACTGTTGGCACTCGTACTGTTACCGGTATTAAGTCTCCTACCATGGTTGGTATCGGTAGGGGTGGAAAAATTCTTTCACGAGATTGTGATATTATCATAGGCGATGACTTAGAGGACCACTCTTCTACAATGCAACCTGCATCAAGAGAAAACACAAGAACTTGGTGGACAACAACATTATCTTCTCGAAAAGAGGAACACACAGCTTTAATTGTTATTGGCTCCAGGCAACACTATGACGATTTGTATTCTCATCTTTTAGATAACGAAAGTTGGAA